ATGTCTATTTTATTTAAGACCGCACCCGTTGGGGAATTGCTTGACGCCGATGAGAAGGCGGGCATTGTCAAGGGTTACGGTTCATATTTTGGAAATAAAGATTCCGACAACGACGTGATTGTCAAAGGTGCTTACAAAAAGACCATTGAAGAAAACGGCGAACGTGTGAAATACTTATATCAACACGACATGTTCAAACCAATCGGAAAAATGGTTGAACTATATGAAGACGACAAGGGACTTGTTTTCGTTGCCGAGGTTGCAAAAACGCAACTTGGAATGGACACGATTGAACTAATGAAAGCCGGCGTCATCACCGAAAATTCGGTTGGAATCATGCCAATACAAAAACAACAAAAAGGGGATATTCGCGAAATATCTGAAGTCAAATTGTACGAAATAAGCGCGGTCACAATTGCCGCCAATGACCAAGCGAAAATCCTTGATGTAAAAAATGAAGCGTTGACAAAGCAACATTGTGAACGTTTTGAAAAACTTGCCAAGCTAATACGCAAAGGCAATATATCGGACGAAATGGGATTGTCCATTGAAGCCGAACTTTTAAAGCTAAAATCATTGTTTGAACAATTCACAACGCCGGTTGAGGAAACCACGTTGCCGAAAAACGCGGTTGATGCTGACGAACCTTTTAATTATATGTTAAACATTTTCCAAAAACTTTAATCATGGAAGAAAACACAAAAAATCAAATTGATGCGATTGCAAAAGAAATCGAATCTAAATTTGAAAACGTTGCGTCAACTAACAAAGACGAATTCAACGCGTTGACTGAAAAATTCAACGACCTGAATTCAAGAATTGACGCACAAGAAGTAGCGACTAAAAAATTTAATGAAAGTCGTGAACCAAAATCATTCAGAAATACATTAACAAAAGCAATTTCCGAAGGTGCGATTGACGCCCTTAAAAACGGAAACGCCCGTTCAGCTAAGTTCGAAATCAAAGCGGACATGACAACCGGTGCGGATTTTACCGGCGAAGTTATTGCGGCGGATAGGGTTAGCGGTTACAAATTTGACCCCACCCGTTCTACGCACGTTCGTCAACTTATTCCAACGGGTTCAACTGCGTCTGACGTAGTTCGTTTCGTAAAGGAAAGCGGATATTCAAACGGTGCTGCGGCAACGTCTGAAGGTTCGACCCTTACTCAATCGGATTTTGACATGACCGCAAGCGATGCAAACGTTCAGAAAATTGGAACGTACTTCAGAATTTCTGAAGAAATGCTTGCCGATACACCACAATTGACAAGTTATTTGTCAGCGCGTGCGCCTGAAAAACTATTGGAAGTTGAAGACACGCAAATTCTAAGCGGAACCGGTGTTTCCCCACAATTAAGTGGTATCATTACCGATTCAGCTGATTTCGCGGCGGGTGGCTTTGCCAACGCTATCGAAAGCGCAAATGAATTTGACGTTTTGACTGTTGCAATGAATCAATTGTCACTTTCAAACTATCAAGCAAATTATATTATGATTAATCCAACGGATTTCCACAAGATATTGTTGCTTAAGGATTCAAACAACAACTACTTGAAAGACCAATGGTATCAAGGACTTGAACCAAGAATCAATGGCGTTCCCGTAGTTCTTTCAACTGCAATCACTTCCGACAAATATCTAATCGGAAACTTTAGCGTTGGAACACAACTTTGGGTTCGTGACAATGTTTCTGTTGAATTCTTCAGAGAAGACGGAACCAATGTCCGCGATGGATTCGTAACGTGCCGCGTCATGGAACGCGTTGCGCTTACCAACTACCTACCAAACGCATTTGTAAACGGTGATTTCAGCGTTGACAAAGCCGCGCTTGAAACTGCTTAATCAATAAGCAATTAGACCATAAAAGGGGCGCATTTGTGTCCCTTTTTTTTGTGTCCTATATTCGTAGAAATAAAAAATTTTCTTTTTTTTTAAAATTTATTTGCAATTAATAGAATTATTTTATTATCTTTGACATATCAAACAATGAAACAATTATGAAAAAATCAGCGGCACAAATCAGAATCAACGAGAAAATCAAGTTCTCTGACGCATTCGGAACTCACACTTTGAAAGTGAATGAACAACTTCAAAGCAGTATATACAATAGTCAAGTCAAGATTGTCGGGACTGTAATGTCGACAACTTGCAAATCAATTGGCACAATGGAATCATTTGTTGTTGTAGGGAAGAATTATGAAAGATATTTTAAATTCAAAACTAAAATTCAAATCGTATAATAAAAACCCGGCGGGGTTCGCCCCGCCTTTAAATTTAAAACAATGAAGAAATTTGAACAAATGATTTATGTTGGCGTTTACTCAATTGGTGTTGGCGCGTTGATTGTTGGATTCCTTGCGTTCGCCGCTTGGTTTGATACGATTGTATTATGACTTTAATTCAGCAAATAAAAGAACAGTTGAAGGAATTGGAATCCAAATCGGATTTCATGACCGTACACGATAAAATATTTTTGTCAAGGGTTTCGAAGAAAATTGAAGACCTTGAACACCGCATTCGGCGAAAGTCGGATTTTTAATTTTGGTTTTTTTATTACTATGTTTCATGTTGAAAACCCGTTGAACATTCAGCGGGTTTTTTTTGTAATTTAGTTACAACCAACAAAAACAAATGAACGTCAACCAAAAAGGTTGTTTCGCTGAATACAAATTCGCGACCGTCGCAATGGAATGCGGTTTGAATGTTTCAATGCCTTTGCTTGATTCTTCAATTTACGATTGCATTGTTGAACATGAAGGTTGTCTTTCAAAAGTCCAAATCAAAAACGCAAATGACCGGGTACAATCCGAAGTCAAAAAAGGTGTTCACATTTCATTGCGTCCAAATGGAACGTTTTACAATTCACATTTGATTGACATTTTTGCAATCTATATTTTTGACGGTTTCTTTATTATTCCAAATGAAGAACAACGCGCCTTCAGGTTTATTCAGGGCGGAAAGTATTCGAATTTTTTTAATAACTTTGCACCATTCTTCAATCAGTAGGATTTTTTTCATTGTTTCATTAGGAAAAAGCGTCGAATTTGTTCGGCGTTTTTTTTTGTATTTTTGTTAAATAAAATCATTAATCATGAAAGTAAAAATGACAAAGCGCATCAAGCATGGTTCGAACTTGTTTGAAGTCGGTGAAGTTTACACCGTCGGCGCAATCACCGGGCATTCATGGGTTTCAAAAGGTTATTGTGAAGAACACAAAGAAGAACCCAAACCCAAGGCAAAAAAGGTAAAAAAAGCGGAACCCAAAATTGAAGAATAATGCGACAAATTGAAATCGTATCGACAACGGGTTCGGAATTGATTACAACTTCAGACGTCAAAGATTACGTTCGTATTGACACGACCGCTGACGACACGTTGATTGACCGCATGATTGTCCAAGCGCGCATTTGGTGTGAAAACTACATTTCGCGCGACATAGTTGCAAAAGAACGGAAGTATTATTTGGACGTCGTTGAAGGGTTTATTCAAATTCCTTTTGCGCCCGTTGCATCAATTGCAAGTGTGACCGTTCAGGGTTCGACCGCTGAATATCAGGAAAAAGGATTGAACAAAGAACAAATCATTTTGACAAGTGGTGTGAATCAAGTTTTGTCCGGTTCCAATACGCCGTATGCAAAAGAAGTTCTTATCACTTATACAACGGCGGGATTGTCGGACGATTTAATCAAACAAGCATTGCTTCAAATGGTTTCAACTTACTATGACAACCGCGCTGACTTTGTTGAAGGCGGTCGCATATTGAATGAAATACCAACAAACGTGAAGTCAATTTTGTCTTCATATAAACAAATGTTTGTATAATGCAAAGCGGTGATTTCAATTCGCGAATTAAGATTTTGCGCCTTGCTAAGACCGCGGACGGTTTTGGGGGCTTTACATCAACCGAATCAACCATTGCGACGGTTTGGTGCAAACAAGTCGAGAAACGCGGGGAAATCGAACAAGAAGGCGGATTGCGGCAACGTAAACTTGAAATTGAATTGCAATTCAGGAAAAAGACCGCCGACCAAATTTTGGATTCGGACATTTTGCAATTTGACGGTGCAAGCGAAAAAATGAGAATCAACGACCGAATTGATTCGGTTGAAGACTTTTTCACAACAATCAAAGCGACTGAAATATAATGGCAAAATTCCAATACACCCGCGTTTATGTTGACCCCATTGATTTGAAAGAACTTGAATCAAAAATGAAACGTTTGTTTAAACTTTCAAAACAAGAGTTGTCAAATGAGGTTGGAACGTGGGGACTTACAACGCAACGCCTTGCAAAGGAACGTGTCCCGAAAGACAACAACGACTTGATGAAGTCAATCAAAGCACAACGCAAAGGTGATGAAGCGGTTGTTGAAGCGGGCATGAATTATGCGCCTTATGTTGAATTTGGAACGGGGCGAAATGTTGATTTGTCCGAACTTGACGAACTTGGAATTCCGCAATCGTATGCGTCGCAATTCAAAGGCAAAGGAATCAAGGAAGTCAATTTGCCGGCGCGTCCTTATTTGTACAATTCAGCGCGCCAAGCATTGCACGAAATGTTGTCAAACATGAATCGTAAAATTAAAAACATTGTCAAATGAAAGACCCAATTCGTTTTGTCCGCAAAGGAATCCTTGACGCCCTTGACGGGAATGTTCAATTGGATTCGGTTGACGTGCCGGTTTATGGGCGCGTCCCTTCAAATGCGTCGTTTCCTTACATTCGCGTGTATTCACTTGAAACAAACGAAATTGACAACAATCGTGATTCATACAATACCGAAGTCATTACACGAATTGAAGTCAATACGCGTTTTGATTCCGACACCGGGGGTGAACTTGATTGTAATATAATAACCGACAAAATTGCGCAAATCGTGCGCACACGTTCAGGCGGTTATGTTGACCTTGGTTCAAATGGTTTCAAAATATACACTTCGGAAATCGAATCAATATCGTATGTTGAAGACGACATGATTGACAAAACTTATTTTCGTTCAATTATGGAACTATCAAACCGCGTGTTTCAAATATGAGAAGAATTGACCAAATCATTGTTCATTGTACGGCAACACCCGCCGGACGTGAAACAAGTGTTGACGAAATAAGAAGTTGGCATTTGCAAAGGGGTTTCTCTGACATTGGATATCATTTTGTCATTGGCCTTGACGGGTGCATTGAAGACGGCCGGCCAATTGAAAAAATTGGTGCGCATTGCAAAGGAAAAAATCGACATTCAATTGGCATTTGTTACGTTGGCGGAATGGACAAGGAAATGAAAAAATGGGTTGACACCCGAACGCCCGAACAATGTTTGGCACTTGAAGAACTACTTTGGCAACTCAAAGGATTGTTTCCGCATGCGGGAATCTATGGACACAACAATTTTTCGACAAAGGCGTGTCCAAGTTTTGACGCCGTTGAAGAATACAAACATATAACAACCCAAAAAGCCGCGCACAATGTCTAAAAAAAAGCGATTTAAGGAAACGAAAGTTGGAAAGTTTTTGAATCAAATCGGTTCAACCATTGGTTCGGGACTTGAAGACGTATTGCCGGATTCGGGCGTTTTGGGTATTGTAAAACGTTTAATTGAAAAAGATGAAACAATTCCACAACCGGACAAAGAAACCGCGCTGAAGATGTTGGAAATGGATTTGGTTGAAATGCAAGAAGTCACAAAGCGTTGGCAATCCGACATGTCGGCAACGGGAACTTGGCTGACAAAAAACGTGCGCCCTTTGACACTTGTATTTTTTTCGGTTGCGTATGTAACGGGTTGGTTTTTGGAATATCCCTTGCAATCAATCCAAGGGGTTTTGTCACTTATTGTTGGCGCATATTTTGGAAGTCGTGGCATTGAAAAAGTCATGGGAAACAACCGTCACAAATAAAAAAAGTTCAAATTCAAATTTCGTAAATTTGTAAAAAATACGGAATCATGGCAAATGAACTGAAGTACACACACATTTTTCAACAAGTTTCTTTTGGGGATTTTGGTTTCCGCATATTAAGTGAAGCCGAAACAAGTGTTTCCGGTGAACACTTTTGCGCAATTTCGCCCCTTGAAGATGCAACAATTGATTTCACTTCAAACACGTCGGGCGGTGATTCAAGCGCAACGGATTTGGAACTATTAACGGGAATGGCTATATATGGAAATTTTTCGGACATCACCGTTGATTCGGGAAAAATAATTGCTTATTTGCGTTGATATGTTGGGAAATGGAAATGGTATTGCAAAAGCGTCGGTTCGGTTTTTAATTCAAGCCGGATTGTATTTTTGGAATAGAATGTCAAAGGAATGGAATAAAGCAGCGAACAAATGGAATTCGCACTAAAAAAATAAAAATATGGCTTCACTTACGAACACAAAAATAAAAGATACTTACCCGGGATTGTTGAAGACAACCGACAATGCCGCCCTTGGTGGAACTTACAAATTAATCACCGACGGACTTGGAAATTCTTCCGGCGTTTATTTAGGAACGGGGGGCAATGTTGGAATTGGCGAAAACGTCCCTTCAAAACCGTTGACAATAAACAAAAACCAATCCGAAACCGTAATTTTAGTTCAATCCTCTGACACCGGTGTTTCGGGAATTTACCTTGGTGGACAAAGTGATTCAATCAAAGGTGGATTGGTTTGTAACAATTCAGACAATTCGATAAAATTACAAGGTTACAACAACGCAACACGTTTGTTTGTAAAATCAGACGGCAACATTGGAATTGGCGATACTGACCCGGGTGCAAAATTAGTAGTTGCGCAACCGCAAATTACAAGCGGGGGTTTTTCGACGCCTTTCATTGAATTAAAATCAACCGCACAAACAAACAACACCGGTTTGGTTGCAATGTCGTTTTCAACTTCAACCGCCGACAATTACGGATATTCAATTGGCGCGTTAAGAGGTTCTTCAGGTGGCGCAAGTTCATTTGTAATAAGTCATCATGATAATTCATTAACCGGTACGGAACGAATTCGTATCGACTCGAGTGGCAACGTCGGTATAGGTACGACGAGTGTTGACGATAAACTTCATATTTTAGGTGATAGCGTTAAAATACAACAATTTGGTCAGGCGGGAATTGCTTTCAAATTCAATCACGGCAATAATTCTTCTTCAGGTTCGGACGTAAATTATTCCAACATAAAGTCATTGGTTACAAGCGGAAATACAAATTTTGAAAGTGGTGTGTTAACATTTGAAACAAGAAATTCGGGTACTACTTCAGAACGTATGCGCATAGATTCAAGCGGTCGAGTGGGTATAGGCACGTCGAGTCCATCGCATAGACTTGACCTTACAACTTCTGATACAACTTGGGCTGCTGCAATCAAAAACACAAATTCAACTAATGGGTTTGGTTTATTTTTACAAAGTGCAGAATCGGCAAGTAAAGCCATTTTGGGTGCTTTTAGCGGAAGCAGCTATAAATTCTATGTAAGAGGGGATGGCAACGTCGGCATAGGTACTTCGAGTCCGACAGCAGATTTAAGCGTAGGTTCAACCTCTACATCATCAGGGGACGTTCACTTACGAACCACAAAAACAACATTCTCAATGACACCAAGCAACACCGATGCAGGTGGAATGTTTTTGGACGTTGGGTGGGCTTCGGGCGGTCAAGGTCCTTTTAAATTTGGTATTGGTGGAAGTGAGAAAATGCGCCTCGATTCGAGTGGGAATGTTTTGATTGGCACTACAAATGCGGGTATATCTGCTTCATCAACAAGTTCAGGTATTTGTTTAATCAATGACGGTAGGGTTACTTCTTCAGCTATATCAAACGCCGCGTCGATATTTAACAGAAATACGACAAATGGTGATTTAATTTTAATGAGAAGGGGCGGAAGTAATGTCGGTTCAATTTCTGTAACAACATCTGCAACCTCTTACAACACCTCATCTGACTATCGCTTAAAAGAAAACGTAGTCGATATGACAGGTGCTTTGGATAGGGTTGACCAACTTGAACCAAAACGCTTCAACTTCATTTCAGACACCGAAACAACCGTTGACGGGTTTATTGCACACGAGGTTCAAGGCGTAATTCCTGAAGCAGTAACAGGCGAAAAAGACGCCGTTGACGACGAAGGAAATCCCGAATATCAAGGAATTGACCAATCGAAAATTGTTCCATTATTGGTTGGCGCAATCAAAGAATTAAAATCGGAAATCGAAACTTTAAAATCACAAATAAATTCATAAAAAAATGGCAAATACTTATTCATGGGTTATTGGAAACCTAAACGCAAAAATCGAAAGTGACGGCATGCAAAATGTCATTGAAACAATACATTGGCGACTGCAAGCAACCGACGAAAACGAAAACGTTGTTGAGATTTACGGTTCATGCGGACTTGACGCGCCGGAATCGGATTCATTCATTTCATTTGATTCACTTACACAATCGGACGTTGAAGGGTGGCTTGAATCAATCCTTGACGTTGATTCATTGAAAGCCGGACTTGATTCGCAACTTGAAAGCATTGCAAACCCAACACACGTTGACTTGCAAATATCTTAATACTAATTTTTAAATTCTAAAATCATGGGAAAAGAAAAAAAGACCCCCATTGAAATCGACGGAAAAGAATACTTTTTTGAAGACTTAAAAGACGAACAAAAGGCACTTGTCAATCACATTGCAGACTTAGACCGTAAAATTGTAAATTCAAAATTCAATTTGGAACAACTTGAATTCGGGAAAAACGCGTTTGTTGACGCCTTGAAAAAAACTTTGTAAAGTGGGTATCATAAACGGAACAACTTTTTTGTTGTACAAAGACGACGTTGCAATCGGTCACACGTCCGAAACGGCGGTGTCTTTGAACGTTGATTTGCCAACAAGCACAACAAAGGAATCGGAAGGGTTTCAAGAAGTCCTTGCGGGCGTTCGTTCCGGTAGTGTTTCGGCGTCGGGTTTGGTAAACTATGACGACGCGGTAAACTTTGAAGAACTTGCGGACATGGTATTGACGCGCCAACGTGCTGAATTCTTTTTCACACAATCGACCGGGGCGGGCGGTTTGGTTTTCCAAGGCGAAGGGTTTTTGACAAGCGTTGAACAAGTTGCGGACAGTGAAGTTGCAACAACCTTTGACATTGAAATTTCAATTACCGGATTGTTTTCAATTATTGACGAAACCGACGGTGAAGTTTGGAACGCCGCACAAGGAATTTGGAATCAAATTGACATCAATTGGAATGAAATTTGACAAATTAAAAAAACGTATATTTGTATAAAATTTAATATCATTAAACCATGGCAACATCAGGAGTTTTTAACGGAACCGACCTCATTGTAAAACTTGATACAAGCGGCGGTACACTTGCAAAAGTTGGTCATACAACTTCATGTTCAATTTCACTTTCAAACGATTTGCCGGAAGCTACAACAAAAGATTCGGCGGGATTTCAAGAAGTGATTGCCGGTGTAATTTCCGGGGAAATTTCATTTGACGGTTTAGTTGTTTACGATGAAGCGGGTTCACCAACACCAAAGAACGCGATTGACCTTGCGGATTTCTTATTGGCGCGCACAAAACTTGACGTTTCATTTGGAACTGAAGAAACGGGCGACGCAATTTATGAAGCTGAAGCGTTTTTGTCAAGTGTTGAAATTTCGGCGGAAATGGAAAGTCCCGTTTCTTATTCGGGTTCACTTACATTGACCGGTGCAATCACAAAAGACACAAATTAATAAAATAACGTAAAAGGGGTACATAATGGCAAACAGAAAAAGGGGATTTTACACCGTCAAACTTGGTGGGAAAAATCGCACGTTACATTTTAGCATGAATTTTTGGGCAAATTTCACCGACGAAATGGATTTGCCTATTGAACAAATCGGAAATGTTTTTCAGGGGGGCGTATCAATTTCAGCGATTCGCGCCCTTGTTTATTCCGCTTTGTTGGCAAATGAACAAGAACAAGGAAACGAAATTGATTTCACAATTTTTACCGTTGGCGCATGGCTTGAAGACCTTGACGCAACCGAACTTGAAAAAATTGTTGAAGCAATGACCGAATCAAAAATACTTGGAAATGATTTGAACGCCGGTATAAAACGCAACGTCACAAAATCGACTAAGGCGGGAAAGTAAAAACCCGGCTGACTTGGAACCATTTACTTGACTACTATATTGGTCAAGTCGGGATTTCGCCAAATGAGTTTTGGCAATATACATGGTCAGAAAATCAATTGCTTGGTGAAGCGCACAACATCAAACAAAATTTGGAATGGGAACGAACGCGTTACATTTCAACAATGTTGTTCAATACCAATTGCAACAAACGGGCGCAAATGATAACACCGGACAAACTTTTTCCGTTGCCACAAGACGTTTATTTGGAACGTGGCAAACCTAAGTCAGACCCGAAACAAGCAATGGAATTTTTGAAACGGGTTGAAAAACTGAAAAAAGAAAAAGGGCAATAATGTCCTTTTTTTATTTTGTATTTTTGTTGAAAACTTATCCATGGCAAACACCTTGAAAGTAGTATTGACGGGCGACGCGTCGCAACTGAATTCGGCACTTAATAAAACAAGCGCACGTTTGAAGAATTTTGGTTCAAAGGCGCAAGCAATCGGTTCAAAGATTTCAAGGAATTTAACAATGCCGTTAACATTGGTTGGGGGCGCATCGGTTAAACTTGCGGTTGACTTTGACAAGTCAATGACAAAGATTGAATCCCTTGTTGGGATTGCGGGTGAAGAAGTTGCCAAAATGGGGGACACAGCCAAACAAATGGCAACCGACACCGGACGTTCAGCAACTGAAGCCGCCGACGCATTGTTTTTTATTACGTCCGCCGGTTTGGAAGGTTCTGAAGCCATGGACGTTTTGGACGCATCTTTACAAGCCGCCGCGGTTGGACTTGGTGACACCGCAACTGTTGCCGACCTTGCAACGTCCGCAATGAACGCATACGGTTCGGACACTTTGGGCGCATCAGACGCAAC